ACCTCGAACGGATCGAGCGGCTTCGGCTGTTCGTTCTTCGGTGTGTTGAGCTTGGTGAGCCACAGGTCCATATCGATGTTCACCGACCAGCGGACCGCGTAGGCGTAGACGAGCATGTCGAGCATTTCGTTTCGGCGATGCCGGGGCTTCGTCCACTTGCGTTTCGGAAAACCGTCGACGTACTCTGTCTCCGCACGCTCCGATGTCATCTGCGCGACTTGATCGTCGGTGATGCCGTCGTGAATGTGAACGTAGCCAGGGCCGTGTTTCGGGTTTGCGTAGCGCGTGTAGATCGTTGCCTTCGCATCATCGACGCCGATCAAGAACAACTTGATGCTGTCCTTGAGCTTCTGCTTCGATTGCGTCCACGGCAGCTTCTTCTCGCCGGGCACGCCCTTGTGCGCGTACCAGCGTCGGCCAGCCTTCAAGTGCTTCGCGCTGAAGGCGTACGCCTGTTGCGTGAAGTGACCACCGGAGTCGACTGTCGCCGCGTAGATGCCGAGTGTGTCGCCCGAGTCACCTAGATGCTTGTAACCGCCGAGCAAGAACTGCGCGAGTTCATCCCAGGCGGCGTTCGTGCTCGGGTCTAATTGAATGACGTGGTGATCGAGCAACCAACATTCGTCGCCCTTCCCCCATGCCACTACCAGAATCTCGATACGATCATCCTGAACGTCCACGCCCGCAGTGACGAGCGCCGCGCGTTTCGGCACCTTCTTCGGATCATAACTCTCTCGCCTCGCCTTCAGCCCCTCGGGATCGGCGAAGCTGGAAATGTCACCGCGGTACGGCAGACCGAGCCGCGTGTTGTAGAAGGTCTGTTCTAGTTCCGGGTTGCCCTCTGCCGAGGTCCACGCATGCGCCATCTCGCGCATCGACGACCAGGGCGAGTACATCTCGTTAATCCAGAATCCGATCTTCTCTCGGTGCCCTGGCGTCGGGCTCTCGAAGCATTTGAACGGGGCCTTGGTCAGATGCGTCCAACCGCCGCCGTTGCCTTCCGCCTCGCGAATGAGGCGGCGCTTCGTCATCTCGCCCCATAAATCACCGCAGCTTTCGCAGCTATACTCGGCGTCGTCCTCTTTGCCCTTCTCGTAAATCACGTTCTCCCATTTGAGAACTTGCTTAGTCGAACAGGAAGGACATACGGCGAGAAAATAGTGTTGCCTTGTCTCTTTGAAGAGCTGCACGATCTGGCTGGTGTCTTCGTGAACCGGCGTCGAGACCCACACGCCCTTGCGATTGTGGAACGTCGTGCGTCGCTTCTTCGCCAACTGAACCGGCGAGCCTTCCTTCCCCGAGCTGATCGGCCATCGGTCTACCTCGTCGCCGGTCACAACGCGGATCGGCGTCATGGCGAGCTTGTTGGGGGTGTTGGCTCCGACGAACTTGATGAAGCCGCCTTTGTATTCCATCGGCCCCGTCATCACGCGCTTCCAGTCGGAAGAGTCGCGGACGGTGGTCTCAAACGTTTCGCTGACGTAGGCGTCGGCAACGTCTTGGTTCGGCCACGCGGACAACTGCCCGCAGGGCTCGGCTTCGCTGTAGTAGCCTTGCACGGCGACGAGGATCGTTGTCTTGCCGACCTGGGAGGACGTGACGAAGACGATGTCCTCGTTGTCGGGGTCGGTGACGGCGTCCATCATGCCGCGCTGAAAGGTGGCGTCGCCGATGCGGTACGGGCCAGGGTTCGCAGAGCGCTCCGGTGGGAGCACCATGCGCTTCTCGGCCCATTCCGACAGCGTGAGCCGAGGTCTCGGCTTCAGGCCCTCGGCGAGGCCCACGAATAGCGGGTCATGCAGGGTCATCGGTCCCGAAGTCCTTCAGTGCCGCATAGAGCGCGTGGTGTGTTTGGTCGATCCGCGTTTGCACCTTCAGCCGGACTTCGGCCTTGGTGGCGGGATCGGCGAAGATGGCGGCGATCTCGGCAGGCAAGTTCTGCAAGATGTTCGCGACGAGCGCGCCAGCGGAGATAAACGACGACTGCACCCTGGACCGCTCGACCAGCTCCCCCGCTTCCCTTTGCGCGCGTGTCCGTGCGCGGTCGAGTTCGGCTTGGAGTTTCTGCTCGCGCAGTTCGGAGATGCGGGTCTGTGCGGCGATGGCGCTGTTGGGTGACGGCGTCACGGTCGCAATGTCGACTTCGATGCCGAGTGCCTCGCGATCTTCTGCGGACATCGGCACCTCGTTCAACGGGGTGATCTTCGCTTGCGCAACGTGGGGCGTGCCGTTGCCATACTGCTGCCCAATGACGCGCACACCATGCTCGCTCATTTGGAAGCCGCGCAGCTCGCGTGCTTGCTTCACGTCGTAGAGGTTCGCGCTGTCGGGCGTTAGCTGCCCCTTGCGCTTCAATTGGGATATTCGTTGCTCACTGACGCCGAAGAGTATCGCGATGCCCTTGGCGGGGAGCTTGCGCGGCAACTCAGGCACAGTGCTTCCTCCAATAGAGGAAGTCTTCGCCGTTCCAGATCGGGTCGGGTCTGAACAGCTCGAAGCCCGCCCTGAACAGATTGTTCGAAGAGCGGTAGTTGAATGTTGCGGTGTCGGTGTACAGCGTGTCATACCCCAGGCTGCGAGCGTGGCGCTCGCGCACGGTGAGCATGCGTCGCTGCAAGCCGTGGCCTCTGTAGCCCTCGCGCACCGCTGCGCGCTTCAGGTATCCAGTGTTCGGCCTGTACGTGGAAGGCGTGAGACCGCAGAACCCCACCAGCTCGCGACCGTTCGCAACGAGCCACCAGTCACCGACATCGAAGTTCGGAATTGGCGCGGTGTTTTCGAACGTTTCGTCGTGCATCTCAGCGAGAGCATCGCGGATATACTCGTCGCCCGTATCAACGAGGCGAATTTTGAATTTTTCCGCCATTTGAGGGCTCCGAAGGCGTGTGAGGTGACAGATGCTACGCGCCCGACGCATGGCCGCGTCGAGGCCGCCGCGCGATCAAGAGTGCGAAAATTCGTTAAAGCGTTCCGATATTTCAGGGGCGGCGAATGCCCCCGGTGAGGCCGGGGGGCCACAGGAGGGACCCGTGATTTTTTTACCACAGCGGTCACGGTTTGTTACAGCGCGCGCTATCACTTTGAAAGCGTTGAGATATCTTGTCATCACGCTGTATTACAGCGCGGTGCGATGCGACTTGGCATGACCCTTGCGTTACATGCATCACACGCATGGCTAGGGCTGGCGCGACCATAGGCGCGCGGTGCGGGCAAGCCATTAGGAAGGCCATAGAGCGCGCGTGCGATAGGTGCACCAAAGCCTTGTGCTATAGGCGTTATCTGCGCTGGCGCGCTTGCCTACGCGTTAGGTTTGTGATCTAACAATCATGCGCGCTGCATTACGTGGCGCGACACTCGAAAGGCCAAACGCCAATGCCAAAGCCATACAAAGGCAAATACCCCGAACGCGTTCATACCGTGTACGGCGCAACCATCGCAGGGCAACCTACAAAGCATGTCCTATACGTTCGCTTGAACAATGGCGCGGTCTATACGGCCGTCCCTCATACGCAACCGGCCCCCATGCCAAAGCCGGGCATGTCAAAGCAGGAAGTCGAAAAGCATTCGACGTTAACGCCGCATACGGTGCAAGCATGATCCGCGCCTATCTCGAAGCGGCCGCAAGCGCGGTTGTTATCGCCCTCTCAATTTCAATCGTTATCATGTTCGCCGCTATCGGCTGTGCCATGAACAAGCGCGACTCCTACACTTCACACAACGTGCAAGGCTTTCGCGCGCCTGTCTTGTCGCACGTGTCATCTAACAGATAGGACGAAACGCGCTTGCGAGCGCGTATAGCGGTGTTGCCGCTACTGACGAGTCCAAGTCAGAACTCAACTCAAAAGGAACTAAACAAATGTTCGGCAATTTCTCAAACAACCCACGCAACCGCGAATCTCAAATCCGCTCAACTGGCATCAAGGGCCGTTCCAGTGTTCGCCGCGTTTTCGACAATTCGCAATGCGCGCATGTTTGGGCGCAACAGTCACAAAGCGACGGCCGTTCTGCTAACGGAAACTTCTATTTCGACGGCGCAACAATCTATTCTTATAGGTCTAATTGGCCCCTTGGCACGTTCACGCAATTGCCTGACGGCCGTCGCGCCGTTGTCATCAATGCGGAAAGCTATAGCAACACCACTTCAGGCCATTTGAGCGACGTTCGCCGCGCTATTCGCGGATTGGACAATCTCGAAGTGGTCGAAACGAATTGCCTAGTTGCCAAGTATTTTGCCGACTCCGCCTATTCTCCCGACGGCAGAACGGCAGAACGCCGCGCGGAATTGCGCGCTATCGCGTTCGCTCAATTGCTCGAGTCTGAATCGCGCGACTTTGCAACGTTCGCCGAAAGCCTCGCCAATCCGCGCAAAAAGGTTTGGGGTATTGATTCCAGCTATCACGAAAACGCGTCGCATGATCTCGTTTTGGAGCGACGCCTTGCCGCG